TACTGTACCAATTCTTATAAGGTGGCAGTACCTTATAGATATATATTTTCCCAATTACCTTTTTATACTTATATTTTCAAATTTTATAATCCGTTATTCGTTAATTGGTAATTTCATAAAGCACATCCACATGGTCTTTCCATGTCTTCCGGTGGTATGCCCAAACAGAGGTTGCCGTTCGATAGCTTTCAACACTTCTTTGACTGTTATTTGGTCTTCATTCCATTTGAAAATCAAAACTCCGTAGTCTTCCAGCACACGAAAGCATTCATCTACGCCCTTCTTTATCAATCTTGGCCAATCTTCAGGAAGTTTACCATACTTCTTGGCTAACCAACTATCTTTACCAACCTTTAGCAAATGGGGAGGGTCAAATACTACCAGTTTAAAGGATTCATTCAAGAATGGCATTGCCGTAAAGTCAGATACAACGTCTGGGTGGATTTTCAAACTTCTACCATCACAAAGAATGTGTTCTTCATCTCTGATGTCAGTAAATAAGACCAAAGGGTTTTCTTTATCAAACCAAAACATCCTACTG